TGCAACAGCTGATGCTGAAAAGTCTGAACCTTCAGCTTGAGCATTTGCAGCAGGTGCTGCTAGCTCATCAGTTTGCCACTCATGAAAAACGGCTGTGGCTTTTTTGTTACCAATAGAAGATAAAAACGGAGTTTCATCTCTGGTAATCATAGTTATAAAAGATGCCAGGTCTTCCTTTTTACCCTTGGTATCTTCCGTTCTAAATATTGCCATTTTAATTTTTCCTATAAAATATTACAATTGTTAAGAGATAAGAAAGATTAATTGTCAAACATTCCGTCTACCAGTCCTGCTAGAAAAGAATCAGTTTGATTCTCTGTAGCGTCTCCTGATAAGACTTTCTTGCGTAACTCCTTTTCTTTCTCATTAGTTTTAGCCTTTTTGCTCACAGGCTTAGTTGCCTTAACACTTTTAGTAGGAGCTTTCTTGCGCTTCTGGACTGCAACTTTCTTGCTGTCCTTTAAAGCCTTATAATCATACATTAACGCAATCACTTTAGGATCTATAACGTTTGCAAACTCAGGAAAACCTAAGTCTTTTACTGCCCAGTTAACCACAGATTCGTAGTTATCTTGCCAGCCTGGCAGATCCGTATCTAATGCTGAAATAGCTTGTTCTTTATTTGCTTGTAATGCAGCTGCGTCTGCTTGAGTCTTTTCAGAATTAGCCTCGTCTTTAAGACGTGTAGCTTCGTTCCTCTTAGATTCAAGTTCTTTAGCTTTATTACGTCTAGCTTCTTGCCATTTAGGCAATTCGAACATATCATCATCATTTATTAATTGCTGTATTTTACGATCATACGCTTCTAGCTGTATTGCGTCGCTATCAGTTTGACTAGCAAGCAATTCAGCATTTTGAGATTTAAGCGCAGTAGCTTCTTCTGCAAGTGCCTTAGCTTCTTTTAGCTGTGCACTGGCTTCAATGGATTTCTTGTTAGAGCTTTGAGCAGTCTGGTAACCTTTGATTAACTCAGCCATAGATACAGTCGACTCTTCACCATCAATCTTAACTGGTACTTCATATTCCATATCTAGTTCTTCGCTATCATCTTCCACTTCTTCTTCAGAGTCATCTGCATCCTTCTCAGTCTCTTCTTCTTCTTCAGTTTCTAGATTATCATCATTGCTCTCATCTTCTAATAGTTCAGTCTCGGGCGCCTCAGCTTCATCACTCTCTGCTGCTTCCTCCACTTCGTTATCAATATCTTCGCTGGGTAGATCCTCTTTTGGTTCATCACCAAAGAACTCGCCCGCTAGACCTTCTAACATTGCATCTTCATCAACCAAATTTACTTTAACATCCCGACTATTTGTTAGGGTAGTTTCTAAACTCTCTGACATTACATAATCCTCCTATAGATTATTCTTTATTTGGTAGCAGCTTTCTTAATAGGTGCTGCTGCCTTTTTAACCTTTTTAACATCCTGTTTTTGGGACTCACGCTCAATTATATCTTCAAAACGGGCAATAAGGGCCTGTACCGAAGTAAGTTTTTCGAGTAGTTGTCTAATAACGGGACCGTGTCCCCCGCGGTTTCTTGCTCCGCGCATTTCACGTAGTATATTTTTTTGTTCTAACTTGAACATCTCCAAGTCTTCTAGTGTAAACTCATCCATTTAGATCCTCCTGTTCCTTTTTGAATGTTTCATTATCGCCAGCAACTGCTAACGACTCTATTTCTTTCTTCACATCTGTTAGTGCTACGACAGTATTGTAAATAGTTTCTCGTAACTCTGTTTGATGCGAACCTGTCTGACTCCATGCCGATAAATATTTTTCTTTAACTTTCTCAAAGATTAAATCATAAGCTTTATTACTTATAATCATCTTAGCATGAGCCCCTAGTTCTATTTTATCCATTTGACCTCCGTTTCATGAATTAATTACCAATCTTGGTAGGTTTTCCTGTTTGTATTTCTAAAGCAATCTCTGCTTTATCCTTAGCAACCATATGCTCAAATTTCTCTCTATCTAACTCCATATCAGCTTGCTTCTTCTGGATATCAGCCATTTGTTTTTGTAGAGTCAACATAAGTTTCTGTTGTTCTATTTCTTGTTCTTTCTGCTCTTCAGCATTTGCCGCTTGTTGTTGTTGGGCTACGGCTTGTGCCTGCTGTTGACCTTGTGGTGTTGCTGGATCGACAATAAAATCAGTCCAGTTTTCAATACCTATGGAATCCATCATTTGCTTAGCAATATTAAACCCTGAAGCAGGATTAATAACACTCTTAGTTTCTGGAGTTTGATACAGCATTGGCATAACTTGTGTAGCTAACATCATCATATTTTCTTGAGTATTAGCTTTACTATTAGGACCAACATCTATGTCTACAGTACAGTGCTCGATAGGCATTAAATCTTTAGATGTAACGCCATAGTATGAAAAGTCATTCATAATTGCATCCGCATTTTCTAATACTAAGCTATACACGCCCCTGCATAAATCTTTAAAACCAGTTTCAGCAAATCTACGTGCTACATAAGCAATACGTTTTTGTGAAGCTGCTTGCACTTGCGCAACTTTACCCGCTGAGTTACCAGAATCAAATAGTTTTTCATTCACACCTTGGGCTGCGCGCGTCATGCCACTAGCCTGCTCTTTCTCATTGTTCATAAATTCTAACAAGGAGAACGTTGAAGGTGACAGAGAATCCGGGGTAATCGGTTGCACTGCTGCAACAGGACTACCATTAGTAGGGATAATCTGGTGAGGTTCGGGACTCTGAAGTGCACGGAAATCCACCGTGTTGGGATCTGCAAGAACTCGACCATAATTTGTCAAGTATACATTTTCTACCATACCTCGAGTAATAGCCGTTTTAATCTCTGTAGCTGATCGAGTTACGTCTGCTATAGACAACCCGTAAAAGGCGTATGGAATCTCGATAGGATTTAAATTAGCCAAAGGTATGCCATCAGCATACTCTTCTAATAAAATCTCATCACCAGCCACTATTAGCCTCTTCAACTCAGCGATACCATCGCCATCTCTGTCAATCTTCATCCAGACTTCGTTAACAGTAATTTCCCTATTAGCCGTGCCTAAAATATCTTCCTCTTCACCTACCCAGACACTATTTACTGATTGTCTGCTAGCGCTTTCCCCATAATTGCCCTTAAGACCCGCAAAAGATTCCGAGCCTTCTGTCGCTAAGTCATCTGGCACATCAAATCCTTGTGTGCGAAGATCAGATAAGGACACTTCGGTTTGGATTCCTACGAATGTAGAATTAGCTATTGAGGTAGCTGTTCGATTAATCATAAAAGATTCGGGTGGAATATTTTCTAATTCTATTTTGGACGTATCTACCTTGCGTCTAATTTTAGCTAACTTATAATATTCAACTTCTTCACCTTCAATTATTTCTGATGCAGTATTTAACTCAATTATTTCGACATCTTCTTCTGCCGTAATAATATCGAGTTGTTCCGTAGTTATATTCTCGTATTCCTCTACTTTGTATTCAGAAGATTCTACCCACTTCCAGCGAATAGTTGCATTCTTAAATAGCAAAGCACTCTTAATCCACGTGTTTAGTTCTACCCAACCATTATTCTTAACAAAGATACAATGATTAGTAATATCGGAAGCTATGCCTGCAGCTTTAGACTGCGTTGGGTCCATTGGGTTAAATTTAGCTATTTTACCGTTGCTTAACATCAATTCTGAAATAACTGCTAGATACGAATCTACAATTTCTACAGTATCTGATGATACAACTTTAGAAACTCCCATTGGCGCTAACCTACCCCTTGGTTGTTGGGTGTAGTAATCAATAGCTTCTTCTCTTGCTTCTGATATTTCAGAACCATCAGAGAATGAGCCTACTGACTGATGAATAGCATCATTAATGAGACCCGTCAGCTCTTCATCTGTTATTTTATTAATATTTTTCGACATAGTGTCTCCTAAATCCAATTGTTATTAGTTTCCGGTATATACATATTACCAAATCCTATTCTATCATTTGTTAACTTATCAATATGTGTTCGATAAACTTCGCAAGCAATAGCTAAAGCCATTACTGAGTCATCTAAACATCCGGGACTTGCGCCAGTTGTGCCCCTATCATCAGATAAGTAATCTTTTAATTCTTGAATAATTACCGAAGATTTAATATCTAACTCTTCTTCAAATAACCAATTCTTTAAGTTGCCTATGATAGCAGGTTTGGATGCGCTAGTTGTTCTAAAGCCTAGTCTTATCCCCTCTTCATTTGATATATTAGCAATCTTTGTTTGAAAGTACATATTAACGTAATTCATATCTTTCAGCTTCTGAAGAGTAGCTACACCCATTGAATTAGATTCAACAGCCAAAAGTGCATTATTGAAATAGCGTCCTAAATAAAATAATTCTTTGCCAAAAGCAGAAGGGTCTATTCTATTATTACGATATAAACCAACGACTTTTCTCTTTGAGTTCATAACTACAGCAGCACTATAATCTTGCCCTACTCCGAGAGCAACATCAGCCCCAATAATATATTTCTCTTTGAAACTAGGGGCCTCCCATATTTCAAGGTGCCCTTCTCTCTGATCATCCCAAGACATCATCTTAGAATTAAAACTTCTTATGCTTGTAGCAGATTCAATTTTTAATTTTTCAATCTTTTCAATATCAAATACATTAGCCCCTGATACCTGGAATGCTTCTTCAGAAGTCGCGGGGTATTCCTGGGCAAACTTTGTTGCACCGGATTCACCAATCTTCATTCTTCTCCAATAAAGTTGGTCATTAGTTAAATTATATAATTCAGCCAATGCTTCCTCTTCCTTAGTTCGTACGAAATTTTCAGAAGCTTCCATAGTATATTCTAATGTCATATACCAAGGTAAAAATACTGGAACATAATCATTTAAACCTTGCTCTGCTTTCTTCCACATTTCATAGAAAGAACCAGTAGCGCCATTAGCTGTAGATTCTAGAATTATTTCAGTGCCATCAGCACTAGAAACCCCCTGAAATAGGCCAGCTAAGATTTTCTCTTGATTTTGCCAAAATGCTACTTCAGAACAATGTAAAATTGTTGGAGTTGTGCCCCGCCCAGCTTCGGGCGAGCCAGCTGTATACAATCTAAATCCTGAGTCATTATGCGCGAACTTAATTTCTTTCGCATTAGATTTAACTAATTCAGGAGCTGTATCATCTGGCATTCTTTCAATAAATTGTTTACTCATTGTAAATAGTGCGTCAGATGTTGCGCTATCATGAGCTAATACCACTGATCGGGTATATGGGGTATATAAGGTCTTCCAAAATACTCTTCCAGCTGTATATGTAGATATACCTTGCTGACGAGCTTTAAGAATTATTACCCTTACCCTACCTTTCTCTTTTAACTGCTTTTCAACAGCTTTATGTATTTTTTGTTGCGCCTGATTAAACTTAAAAGGTATATAACCCTGCGCGGCGTCTTTAGTAATGATCTTTAATCGATCCCCTGAAAACTTTTTAAAGTCACTTTTATATCTTAAATCTTTCTTTTTCTTAGCAATAGCTTTGCGTATTTCTATTTCTTTCGCTAACTTTAATTTATATTCTTTGCTACCCTTATCCATAATTACCCTCCAGCTCATATGATAGTAGTTTTAAATTAGGTGGTTGGTTACTCAGGCTGATGCCAACCGTCACCATTCGGAGGGACCCAAGTTTTAAGTTATTTTTTCTTCTCCACTTTTATTTTGTGTTACTTGGATAACTCACTCGTTATATCCTTGTCAAGTAACTTCCAGATGATACCAGCAGCGATAATGCCCGCTAGTCCCGCGTTACCCAAAGTCCAGACTATATCAAGTATAGAACCAATTACATCCCCAGTTAGGAATGCCACTTTACTACCAAATATAACTTGCAATACAATCGACAAGCTAATTAACTTAATACCAACATCTATTGCACCATCAGCACCGTTTTTTATTTTCTCTAACATATTTACTCCTTCTAATTAAAAAATCTCCAGTTTAGCCTCCTAAGCCTCCGCCCCTTCTTTCTATAACTTTTAGTATTAAAAAGTTAGTTATTTATTTTTTGGTTCCAAGATATTTATTATATAAAGGTACCAATTTCTTTCTAAATGCAAAACCTGCCACTGCTGCGAATATAATAAAACCTATTACACTCTCCATGTTACTCTCCTAAATGTTTAAAAAATCGTTTAAAGTATTCTGGATCATCATCTCTTGATTTGTCCGAACCTTCTCCCCATCTCCAATACTTAATCATATTTTCGAGGGGTTTATCTGTTGTTTTGGCTTTAGCCCATAAATCATTCATAATTGCTTTAGATAATTTTGA